TGTCACCGTGCACCACGCGAGCACCAATAATAAAGCTTTCTGTGCTGTCGGTGTTGGATTTTGCTCTCTTCTCAAGACCGCAATCCCAGCACCCTGTTTCTGATTTTAAATGGCTTTTTGGTGTTTGGAGGAAAGGTCCATGTATCGGACACTTAAATTCCGTCTTAATATCATCGCCAAAATAATTTAGATCAGAGTAGTTGAACTTATTGCCGTGCTTTAACCTAGCTCTTTTGACAAATTCTTGTTTCCCTTTTCTTTTACTGTTTTCAGTATTTTTTAAGTATCCGCACTGCTTACACCCTTTCCCTTGCTTATGATCTCGCCCTGAAATCAAAAACTCTCCATGCAATCGGCAAATGACCACGCCTTTATCTTCTGCTCTTGTTGTGCAGAATCTTGAGTAATCGTACTTGTTGCCATGAACAACATTGAACTGATTAATCCTTTCAGCAAGTGAAAGCAATCTACCAGCACACAGCCCACACCCTTGCTTTCTCTGCCAGTGATGCTTTGCAGATATGCTGAATGGTCCATGTATTTTGCAAATTACTTTAGATTTGCCTTCTAGTGTCTGAAAGCTGAATTGCGAATAATCGTATTTATTGCCATGCACTTCCACAAATCTATCTAAAACTTCTTTTTGAGTGTACTTGGCTTTACGGCTTGGTATTTTTTGGGCACAATAATGAGAAGTCATGACAATATCTCCAGCTAGATATGTTGTGATCAGAAACCCCATAAGATTGCCGTCTTTTGGGGTTTTGTTTTGTTTAATAATTATACCATAAACCTATAACAAACCTAAGTTTTTAAAGGTTTTCTTATCCATTAACTTAAGTTCTT